CAAAAATTCCAATTTGTCATTTTTCGTATTGACGAATGACAGACTGTCATAGATCATGCGCTTCATCCCGGCCGACGCGGTGGCGCACACCAACCGCCTAGGCCCTCCCAGGGGGCGGTGCCTTCCCCAACGCTGCGTCGGCCGGGTGTCAACAGATCAACGGGGAGTTTCATCCATGATACGCACCGCCGCTCTTGCCGCAGCGCTCATGCTCTCGGCCGCGCCCGCCCTCGCCTGCACCACCTCCACACCGGTCGACGTGCCGATCCTGCAGAGCGCCATCGACGCCATTTCCAACGGCGGCGCCAATGACGGCTCCTACAATTTCGCCGGCACCGCCGACTGCCCGGCAACTCCATCCTTCGATGCGTCCGACGCGCTCGCCGTCGCCTCCGCGCTCTCCATGCCGGTCTGGCTCGAGCACGGCGAGAATTTCGCCCTCTCGGGCGGTCTCGGGTTTTCCGATGACGCCGCGGCGCTTGGCGTGACCGGCGTGCTGCGCATCGGCAAGGGACTCTCCGGTTTTGCGGGCGGGGCCGTCTCCACCGAGCACACCGACGTGTGGGCCGGCAAGATCGGCATCCGCGCCGGCTTCTGACACTGAGCTACCGCCGCAGCATTTCCTCCGCTGCGGGTCGGGGAGGACGAGGCCGGACCTCATAGAGGGACCACGCGGTCGGGGCTTCGTTCGGGGTGGGGCTGGGTGAGCAAACGGGAACGCGGGGTGCTCGCCCAGCCCTGGAATTCAGAAGGGACGGATCAGGATGCGCGACGAATTCACGATGCCCGGCTTCTCCGATCTCGGAGATCTCTCGATCGAGACGCACGAGTTGGAATGCGCGGTCGAGATCGAGCCCGACGAGAGCGTCGGCTGCACCGACTGGTACATCGCCCGGGTCTACGTCGAGGGCTACGTCAAGCGCAAGCGGCAGTGGTTTCAGGTGCCGGCGTCGAGCCCGCTGTTCGAGACCGTCAAAGCCTGGGCCAAGGACGAGCGCGACGCCCAGCTCGAGGAGCTTTGGAGCGAATACCTCGACGACAAGCCGAGGACGCGCCGCCGCGCTGCTGCAGACGCAGACGAGCACCGCACGCACGGAGGGCCGCTGTGATTGGCCGGCTTCTCTGCTGGCTCGGCTTTCACGACTGGTTGCGTCCCATGGTGAGCAAACGTCACTGCTTGCGCTGCGCTCGCCGCGAATACCTCGAAGACGGCTGCTGGATGAAAGAGCGGGACCAATGAGCAACGTGATCATTTTTGACGACGAGCGCAGGAAGCGGGGCATCGCGCCGCCTCTGGTAGATGCGCTGAGCATCACCCTGGCGGCGAGCCTGTTTGCAGTCGGTCTCGGCCTCGTGGGGTTCTTCACGGCGATGATGATAGCGGGGTCGAGATGAAAGCCTTCCTTCAATGGATACAGCCGTACGCGATGCTTCTGGCGTCGTTCGCGGTGGTGATGTGGGTGACGGCGAACGGGAGCGGAATGTGATGCGCAGCGTCGAGCAAATTCCAGGATCGATAATCAAGGCCATCTGCGAGATCAAGCGCTCGCTTTCGGCCGTCGCCAAGACGCAGCGGAACAGCCACGGCGGCTACATGTTTGCCTCGACCGACGACATCTATGCGGCGTTGACGCGCAAGATGGGCGAGGTCGGCCTTGTCATCGTCACGCTCGAGGACAACTGCGACATCAAGCGGTTCGAGAAGACCGACAAGGACGGCAAGACGCAGACCGTGCAGTGGGCGCACCTCGAATATTCCTTCGTGCTGGCGACCGAGGACGCCACGTGGACCGACGCGCGTGCCAAGCGCACGCTCTATATCCAGGTGACGGGGCCGCAGACCTTCCAGGCCGCAACCAGCTTCGCAGAGAAGGCTTATCTCCGCTCTCTCTTCAAGATCCCGTCCGGCGACATGGATCTCGATTCGATGCCGCAGGCAGAGACGATCGAGGCGCAGCACGCCCTCAACGGCAACGGCGGCAAACGTAAATCCTCGTACGCGGCGAAGAAGGACGGCACCGACAAGACGTTCAATAACATCATCAGTGCCATCAAGGCCGCACCCAACGCCGAGGTGCTGCAGCAGATACCGGAGCTTTACTGCGACGAGATCGCCATGCTGCCGAAGCAGTGGAACGAGCTTTACGAGCAACACTACGAGGACCGGGTTGCGGAGTTCCGGGCGGTGACCTCATGACCACGCAACCCGCCCGCAACAACGTCACCATTCTGAGCGGTCTGCCGAAGATGTTCCGGCGCAAACCACGCATGCCGGATGGCAAGTCCGAGATCATCGCGCTCGATATCATCTACGACGCGCTGCTGCCGCTGACGACCGACGCTCAAAACCGGGTCATCGAGCATGCGGTCAAGCTTCTCAACGAACGCGCCCGCGCGCTGAACGAATACCAATTCGAGGAGTGACGAATGTACGCCCTCGCCCGCTTCTTCTGGCCGGTCGTTCTGCTCGCAGTCTTCACCGCAGTTCTGCTGCGAGAGATCTGCACCGGCGTGGTCCTGGCCTTGGACGAGACGACACTGCGCTGGAACGCGATGAAACGCGACTGGCACCCGAGCACACGGAGATAGCAACCATGTCGATGATGAGATGTGAGACCCATGGAATCCTCTACGACAGCGACTTCCACGAAAAGTGCTGCGTATGCGAGACGTGTGAAGACATTGAACGCTTCGGCATTGCGCCACGCGAAGCAGCGCATTCGCGCCCGGACGTATCTCGGCATGGGCTACAGCGCGGAACGGACAGCCGAGTTGATCGGGCTGACCGTGACCGAGTGCCGGCTGCTTAAGGCGAGTTTGCAGCAGCGATGAAATCAAAACGCGGCAGAGCCCCGAACCTTACAGAGAAAGCCGCCGCGTGCTTGCTGATGATAAAGCGCGGTGATGGTTCTTGGCTCATTCCGGAGCCGCTGCGCTCAGAGGGAACGGCGAAGGAAATCGTATCGAGCGTTGAGTGGGACCATAGGCACCCTGACAAGCTCGGTGGCACCACGGACCCGCAAAACCTGCAGCCGTTGGACCCGAAGCTGGAACACAAGTTCAAGACACGACGCGATCGCAAGAACATCGCCAAGGCAAAACAGGCCGAGAAGAAACACGAAGAAGCCCGCCGCAAGATGCTCGCGAGGGACACGAACGAACTGACCTACGTGAAGCCCGGCAAGCGCAAGTCACAGTGCGAGTACACGCGGTTCAAGCACATCTTCAAACGGAAGGTCAAAGGCGGTGGAGCAGTGCTGCGATGAGAGAGGGAAAAGATGAGCCAGCATCAGAAATACGAAGCCGGAGAAGGCGAAGAGTGGCGCGACTTCTACACCCAGCACAGAGGCGGCGCTGGCAATGTGATCATGGTCACGGTTTTTCCGCCAAACAGCGATTTTCACGGGGCTAGCGTTGGACTCTTCTCGTGCATCGAAACTGCCGAAAAATGGGCCGCAACTTTCCCCGATGATCACCCAACCTCTTTGCCCCGTACGTGGTGGACGAGCCCGATTACGGCAACGCGGCAAAACAATGATCAAGGAGACCCCCATGGAAAAGGATGACGGCGGACCTGCGTTTGGCGCGATAGGCGTTGGCCCTGCAGGTGATGTCTATCAAGAGCAAGGCATGAGCTTGCGGGACTACTTCGCCGGGCAGGCTCTTTCATTACTGCTTGCGTTCCCCGAGCCGGACCCAACCAGCGCAAACACCGATCTTGAAGTCGGTCCCGGTATGGACGCCATCGCAAAGCACTACGCCAGTGTTTCATACCGTTACGCAGACGCGATGCTCCTCGCCCGCACCCAATCCAAAGACAAGGAATAGCCACCCATGAAATTCCAGATCAAATCCCGTTGGAACAGCACCAACGCTATCTTCGAGGCTGAAATTGAGTGCGAGGCCAACGCTAGCGAAGGCGTAAAGCTCGGACTGGCAGTGAGAGCGGCATTTAGGAGCGGTGCCGACCTGAGCGGTGCCGACCTGCGCGGTGCCAACCTGCGCGGTGCCGACCTGAGCGATGCCGAACTGAGCGGTGCCGACCTGCGCGATGCCGACCTGCGCGGTGCCAACCTGAGCGACGCCGACCTGCGCGGTGCCGACCTGCGCGATGCCGACCTGAGCGATGCCGACCTGCGCGGTGCCAACCTGCGCGATGCCGACCTGAG